ACATTTGGCACCTGATTGGGCCACTGATTTGGAAACTGATTCGACCAGTGAAGGCACATCTGATGAGGACAATCATCCAGTAAATGAAGACGATGTTGAAATAAAAAAAGAACCAATTGTATTAATTGAAAAATTAAAGAATGAGTCAAATGAAGACTCTAGTGATTCATCGAACGAATCAAATAAAGAAGACTCTGACGAAGAAGTAGAAGACGTAACTGAAAAAATACTTGCTGAAATGGAAAAGAATAAGATTGTCTTAGACCTTACCAATGAGGATGAAGCAAATTCATATATGACAATATAAAAATAGAAATAGAAATGAAATTTTAATAAGAAGCATGAAAATAATAAAAATAATAAAAATATTGTATCTATCTTCAGGTACAATATTTTTTATACTATGTTGATTTTGTATTACATTATACAGGATTGTTACTTATGTTCCAATTGGATTACATGCTCCAAAAAGAAGACAATGTCTGTCCAGGACCACAATTCTTGTTTCCATTTGCGCAAACTGTTTTTTGTCCGTTTCTTTTCCAAGCCAGTGGTGGATTGTATTTGGATTTTAAGAAATAAGAAGCAGAACCATTGTATCCTCCTTGATATTTACCAGCATTCGCAGCAGCTTCACCAAATGCGGTGCGAAAGGATGCACCATTTTTAGTAATCGTATCATATTTTAACTTTGCTAATCGTGTTCCATTATCAACTGCACCTTGCGTAGCAAATTGAGCATTACTTGGTTTATAAATGGTTTTAGTACATGCGTTTTTGGTTCCATTCTGATAAGGCCATGCACAATTATTTGTTCTATAATTTTGAGTTCCTGTAGGAGAGTTACTTGGAGGAATAGGGTTACCTTTATCGTCAATATATATAATTCCATCCATCTCTTGAAATGATTGTTTTTGATTATATAATTTACATCTTGATTTTAAATAAGCCCTATTATCACTATAATATGATTTACTTAATAAAGTAACAGCCGATTTAATAATATTATTTTCAGGCGTATTACATATGGTCGTAGTCGTGTAAATTCCGGTTTGAATTTGATAACTATTTAACGCATCAACCGGACCAATTTGAATAACACCATTGTTTTGAATCTTGTTGTTTTTTGTACCGGAAGAGACCTCAATATTAGCAGCAGGTTTAATACTTTTACTATTTGATTGTAAAAATTTGTTATCAAAGGTCACGTATAAATTACCGTTTCCGTCACATGAACAATCACCTTCCTTTGTATATCCCCTAAATACTGTTCCTCCTGGTCTATCTACAACACTAATAGAAGCAGAACTTCTACTATTCTGACCAGGTTGTCCATTGGTACTGAGCTGTCTTCTCCAATGTTTCATAGGATAGGGTCTAGCAAAAGGACCAATATAATTCTGAGCAATATTAAAATTATCTTCAGCAGAAGTCTGAGGATTATGTCCCAAATTAACATTCGGTCTAATTAAACCACCCATAACACCAGCAGATACAGAAGACATTCCATTATTTGAATCACCCTTTGTATCGACCAGTGGTTGGCGTGTAGATGTTAAAGTATTGGAATAACTGAAATTAGTTGGTTTAGTCATTTGAATATATAGTAAAGAAAGAAAAATAACTAGAGGTTAAATAATATTATTGCCTATATAATACAAAATACAACTATTGCTACAAATAAAAATAAAAATACCAATAATATATAAAATGTTTATTATTCAATCCATAACAATATTTTTCGGCTTACTCATACTATTCGCTTTTATTCGTAATCTCACTAAACCAACTATTATTGAAGGTGCCACAGGTGAATATCAAAATTATTCAGATGATCCTCTCATTTTAGCCAAGAAAAATGCTGCTAATATTGAGGTGTTGAAGAAAACGGTTGATGAAATATCCGGATTATCGAGTACTGTTAAAACAAACACGGATTCCATTAATAAAAATTCTCAATCAATTACTAGTTTATTGGCATCCATGTCGCCTTCTTCAAATGAAGATTCTCAAAAAAACCAAGGTTTAATAGAAAAAGATCCGAAAACATTTAATATGTAAAGATATATATATATATAAAATGTCAACCGGAAATTTTTTTAAAGAAGTTTTAGATGATGTCAAAGGTGTAGAAGAAAGAATATTAGGACCAGATTATCAATATTGGAAGCAAATTAAATCACCTAGTCAGATGGGAATGAGTACGAATGGCTCTATTTCAACAATTGCTAAGGACGTAGGTGGTTTAATAAATTATGTAGAAGTATTAGTTACTGGTAAAGGCAAAGCATCTGCTACAGGTAATCCCTTGGGCAATAAATTTTTTATCAAAACCGCCGCTACATGTAAAGATAAGAAATCCAAGGAAATAGTGGATCGCTATGTCTATGTAAATAATGTACCAAATGGTTCTATTCCGTTTATTAGCAGTGGAATGAATATGAATTTTGGTGATTTTGAAGGTTTAGTACCTGGTACATTGGGTAATGTATCCGCATTAAACCCCATGTTGATGTTTCAAGCATTCATGTCAGGATCGCAGCCAGAATGTGAAGAAATTACGTTGGAAACGATTGACGTAAATAATAACAAGGGTACTGAAACAAGACATGTTACTACGACTGATTTGACAAACATGAATTCATGTGATTTTAAACCACGTTATAATAAAAATCCAATCACTGGACAATCATGTCGCGAAGCATTTAGTAATAATAAAACAGCTAAACTACCGGATGATTTCTTAGTAAAATTATTTTATGCGGCATTTGGAGTGTTGGGTATCTATATACTCATCAGTATGATGAAAAGAATAAAAGAGAGAAAATAGATTACCTTATCTACGACTAGTCTTTTTTCTCATGGTTCGTCTTTTAGTTTTCAATTTCTTCGATTTTTTAGACGCACTTTTTTTCATTTTCTTCGCTTTTTTTGTTTTTCGCCCACCTCTTTTTGTAGGAATACGATTTTTCTCCATTGCTGATTTTATTAATTTTGATTTATCAGATGAGCTCATTGTCTTCCATTGTGCACCATATCTTGATTCTGCTTGTTTCGAAAACGCTCGTATTAACTCAGGATCTTCTTCCATGATATCTATCAACTGTTTATGGACCACGGGGTCATTTATGGCGCGCTCTCTCAACTGAGACATGCGTTTATTCTCTCTCTCTTCACCTCTACTTTTACTTTTACTCTTAGTATATGACATAATTATATTATATACTAACATATTTACTTGCGACTACGACGTGAATAAGGTCTTCCTTTTCTACCGCTTCTTGACCTAGATTGACGTTTTCCTTTACGATTGTAATATTTATCTCCTTTGTGTGTAACAAAATCTTTACGTCCTTTACGTGTTCTAGACTTCATCCCTTTTTTGGGATTGCCTCCTTTCATTGATTTGTTTTTTCTTCTTTTTCCACCGATTGAAGCACTAGGATTAGGATTAGGATTAGGATTAGAATCCGATTTTTCAAACATTTTTGTAAATCCAGACCAAGCATTGGATGCATGTTCCGTTAAAGATGTCTCTTTTTTTTCTACTGGTGGTTGTTGCGAGGTATTAGAATAATCCATGTTTATTATATAATAATCGTAGAAAAAATTATATAATATCAAAATCAATAATTAAACAATATAATCTAAAGTTTAACGCGTTTGTAAAGTTCTAAAGCAGCTAATCCGCCAGCAATTTGGGCAAGAATATAAGGGATTAAATCATTCTTGGGTAATTTACCAGCAGCAACCATCATAACAGAAACAGCAGGATTAAAGTTACCACCAGAAATTCCACCACCAACTAATATAGCAATGGCTAACGCAGCACCAATGGCTAAAGCATTTCCAGTAGCAAGAATTACATACAAGAAGAAAAGAGTTCCTAAAAATTCAACGAGATACTTGTTCATTATATAATTTATCAATAAAATAATTAATGAATTATGATAAATAAAAATTTATACTATTATCTGTCTATTTCCAGATCCGGTCAAACTTGAACCTCCACCAGACTTGAATGGATTTGCTAAAGCACCCTTCTTTTTGGGAGCAACTGTACCGCCTCCACGAACACGTGCTAAAGCACTATTACGATAGGAATCTTGCTTTTGAGCTTGTCCTTGAAATGAAACAGTTGATTTTAATGTAGAACCTTTTCCAATAGCGTTTAATTTTTTCAATGCAATGTGTTGCGAGGAATCATAATGACCTGATAACAAGGTTCCTCCTCCAGAATCTTTTACGTACGCTTTTCTAGCATTGGAGAACATGGAATCGCCTGCGGAAGGGGAGAATTTTTGAGGCATACCCATTTTCGCATCTACAATAGCATTATTTCCTCTATTTTTTATAAGTACTCCTTGTGATGGTGGTCCAGGATAACGATATGTAAATTGAAGACCTGACATTTTATATATAATACAAGTATATATAAAATTACGTTATCTTATTTTTATAAGGATTAACATTGTTTAATGACGTACCCTCATAATAGCAGAGTAAGAACCATTATTAGAACCACCAAAACTCCAATCATTGTAAGTTTTGTTTTCAGCTTGTTGTCTTTTAAATTTAACATAATCTGAACCGTCATATACCCATTTGACATTGGTGGTAGCACTAGGAACACCTGAACCATCCGGTTTGGCGAATATACTTCCTCCTAAAAATCTTGCGGTCGCGTTTGCCGCTAATTTGTTTCTTCCAGTATTGACTTGATTAGAACCACCGGATGTGTATGCAACGCGATTTAATAAATCACCCGCATTATTAACTGCGCGAAAAGGAGTAATGGCCACTTTATTTCCATTTACTACACCTGTGGCGGCTTGTCCATTCCATGCTTGACGAAGTGTAAATCTCATTCTTTCACGATTGGAACCACCTTCCATACCGGTTCCAGAATTACCATTGGCAGTACCGCCCAAAGATTTTAAAGATATTCCTGGTCTTCCGCTATTAACGTATCCTAAATTATCATTTTGATTTCCACAAGGCATATATATATCTCTCATATAAAAAATTTCTATTTTGAAATTGCTAAACTGTAGTTTGTTTTGTTTTATTTTGTTTTATTTTGTTTTATTTTATTTTATTTTATTTTTATTTTGTTTTGTATATCTGATATATTTATGATATAATCACCTCACCCATATTTTCGCGTTATTATTCAACTAGGTCATGATTCTTGGAGCAATATTCATGGTCTGTAATTCCTGGAACAATAGCTTACAGGCATATGGAATTTCTACATAATTGAAATCAACGCGATTATCACACGTCTTACATATATGAATTTGCATATTATTATTGTAGGCAGCAATCATACCACATCGCTTACATACATGTACTTGGTATTTATCTGATGCATCATATAATCTTCCTCTCGTAAATCTAGAGGCACCATGCGAAACCATACAATCTCTTTCCATTTCACCAAAACGAAGACCACCATCACGGCTTCTACCTTCTGCTGGTTGTCTCGTCAAATTCACCATGGGTCCTATAGAACGACTATGTTGCTTATCATTGACCATATGCTTCAATCTCTGATAAAACACTGGTCCCATAAAGATACTCGTTTCGATTTGTTGCCCTGATAATCCATTGTACATGAGTTCATTTCCACAATTCTCATACCCAACCTTTAACAATTCCTTGCGAATGGTTTCAATAGTCAAATCACCAAAGGAAGTACCATCACCAAATAGTCCTAACTCGATCAATACTTTACCCATCAATGTCTCTTTCAATTGTCCAATTGTCATACGAGATGGAATAGCATGAGGGTTAATAATAATATCAGGTTTTACACCCTCGGCAGTGAATGGCATATCACATTCAGGAATAATATTACCAATTGTTCCCTTTTGCCCATGACGACTGCTAAACTTATCACCGATTACAGGACGTCTAACCGTTCTTACACGAACCTTGCAGAAACTATATCCATCACCATTTCTATCAACAAAATTCTTATCAACATACGACTCTTCGTTGGTCCTATATGTTCGACTCAAATCTTCATACTTGATAATCTTAGTATGGTCATTTCTGTTTTCCTTAATAGGAACCACCTTTGAAATAATGACATCGTTATTCTCTAGTAATGTGTTTTCAGGAATAACACCTTTATTTGTCACCTTGCCATAATTTCCATACTTCATACCCTTTGTCTTGTTTGGATCAGGCTTACAACGAATTTCTTCATCGCCATTAATCTTCTTATCTTCATCCTTTTCAGTATGATAAATAGTCGCTTGAAACAAACCTCTATCAATAGAGCCCTGATTAAATAACAAACTATCTTCCTGATTATAACCACTGTGTGTCATAATGGCTACGATAACTGGAGTTCCTGCTGGAATTTTATCCAACTTTACCATACCCATCAACCGCGTATCAACTAATGGTCTAGCTGGATACGTCAGAACATAAGCTGTTTTATCCATACGAGTGTCAAAGTTGGTGACATATACTCCCATTGCTTGCTTTCCCATCGCCGATTGATATGTATTTCTAGGACTTTGGTTATGGTCAGGAAATGGAATACAAGATGCTAGAATTCCAAAGATGGTACTAGGGTGAATTTCACAATGAGTATATTTATAGACAAACTGACTCGTTTTACACAAATCTTTTGGCTTCATGGCAATCATACTAAAACTTTGCTCTTCAGGATCGATATATTCAATAGCAGAATCATCTATATTGCAATTCGTAAGCAAGTCATTCCATTCCAAATCACCGCTTTTAATCTTATCAATAGTAGCCTGATTCAAAATAACGGAATTGTCTTTTACACGAAGTATCGGACGAATTAATCTACCAGCATCGGTACAAACACGAATCTCGCCATTCTTATAGTCAAATAAGATAGACGCATAAATGTTAATCATGCCTTTGTATTTAAATTCTTGAAGCATTTTAAACAATTTATATGGTTCATCACTTACACCAACCCACGCTCCATTTACAAATATTTTTACCTTCTTTTCTAGCTCAACACATGTTAAATCATCGAGTGGTGTGATATAGGGCGATATGTAATCGTGAATTGGACCACTATTACTAGGAATAGTAATATGGGTCATGTAACTCAGATTTTTGACTACACCTACACTAGCACCCTCTGGTGTCTCTGCCGGACATAGGAAACCCCATGAACTATTATGCAATTTACGCGGAGGAATTAGCTTTCCACTCTTGTCAATGGGTGTATTAATACGACGCAGATGACTCAAACTGGAAATATATGTGAGTCTATTCAATACTTGCGCAACACCAACCTTGTTGCTATTTACAT